AGGGCGGGTAGATCCATATTGGCTTTTACAGTTTGAGGCAGCTCTTTATTTATCATTGCCATCATCTGTAAAGGTCTTGCTGCTGCAGAGTCTGTTGCTCTTCTTTTTGCCTTACGGGTTCTCAAGGCCATAGCACTTAGTACTATTTTTCTTCCTGTCTTAGAACCTTTGCCTTTACTTTTAGTCTTAGTGCTCATCTTAACTGATTTAGCACTAACCTTTACATTCTTTTTTCCTTTAAACTTATCAGTAACTAAGGCTGCTGTTTTATCCTTCAATGAAGGAGATCCCTTCATATTTAGCATGTCAGGAGTTAAGCTGCCTATAAACTTCCTGTAAACAGCTTTTACGGCTTTTTCTTCTTTGGAGTCTGCTATATTATCTTGACCTGTTTGAAAAGCAATTACAGAAACGTAATTTGCATTAAGCTTGCCTTTCTTTGTAACTATATTATGCCCCTCTGTAATAAGTCGTTTTATCTCTCGATGAGATACTGAATCCAGTTCTCCTTTCCTAAAAGACCCTTCTATATTATAAAGCAGTAGTTTTTTTGTAGCATCATCTAACCCTGCAACAGACCTGGCTACCTGTACCTGAGAAACTGCATTACCTCTAGCTCCGTGCCCTTTATGCAAGTTTTGTGATATATCGTTCTCAGCACTAGCTTCTATAGCTCCTGATTGTACTAGAGTTTTTATCATTGTTTTTTTAATCGTGCTTATAGACCTAGAAAAACTACTAACAATAAACATATCTTTGTTCAGTGTATAAGGAAGACGTATTTCAGGCAGCTTAGAAACAACTGCATTATATCTTCTAGTATTACGTTTTTTAAAATTCTCTTGTAGCTTTCTTGCGTGTGCTTGGGCTTCTTTAAGTGCTAGAGCTAAGTCTCCCTTGCTGGGCGTGCTTCCTGTAGATGCTTGTATAACTTTTTGTAGCTCTTCGGTATCTGCAAGTATTAATAACTGCCCTCTTTGCCTTGATACAGCTTTACGCGCTTCTGCGTCCAGCTTCTTTAACAAAGGGTTTGTAAACTTTTTATCAAAAGACTGCTTGCTCATTAAAAGTTCTTATATAGATCCAAGACTCTTTTAATATGGTCTGGGAACGCTACGTTATTACGTTGGCTAGAAGAAGACTGATTCTGTATGCTTGCTCCTTGCATAGTTTGACGAGCTTTATGCTCATCTTTAATGTAGTATGTAAGTAAGTCAATTACAGCTAGTTGTAAGTCTGGAGGACATACTAAGTAGCCTGCTTTATAAACAACTTCTACAGCACCAGGGCCTGTTGGGAAAGGTAAGTATCCGTTAGAGCCGTTAGATCTAAATATACTATCGGTATCTGAATCTAAGTAGTAGTCTTTATTAGCAACAAGTGTCTTATAGTCAGACGCGATACCTATACGCTCTTTCACAGATATAATAGTGTTTACAGGGCTTTCAGTTAGCTGAATAGAAGTAGTTTTATAATTATTATTAAAGTACTCTGTTTTGTTTGTAGCAAAGTAGTCTACAAAAGTGTTATTACAATAAGTTTTTACTAATTGACTCACGGCATTTATTAACGAAATAATACGGGCATCTTCCTTAGTACTTTGTATACCTTCGGATGCTTTGTATTCGTCTATTGTTATTAAATTTGCCATAAGATTATAAGTCCATTAGTAAAAACTCGGGGGCGAACCCCCAAGTTTTATTACTCTTCTACAATTAAGATGCAGCGTATTCGATACGAACTGAAGGAAGGTTGCCTACGGCACCAGCATACAATTCGGTGAATCCGAGTGACTGAGCAGCTACAATAGCAGTACGCTGATTTGCAGTCTCATACTCACTTTCAATACCAACACCTTTCAGACGTGGTACAACGTAGTTGTGAACGTTAACTGCGATAGCAGCAGTCTTGTTCGCAGCACGTGCAAAGTGATCAGAGATAACAACAGGAGAACCGTAAACAGAACCCATGGTACCTTGTACTTTAGCAGCTAGATCAGAACCAACTTCACTAACATCAGCGAAAGCAGGATCATTTACTAGGTTGTAGTACTCTTCAGTGTTAACGATGTAAGCAACGTCAGCAGGATTGATACCATACTTACCCATCTCACCACGTGCAGACATAAGCATAGCAGCAGTAAGGTTCGCAGAACCGTTAACAGCTAAGTCAGTTACAGAAGCAGAATCACCGGCGAAGAAAGAACCAGATCCATCAGTACCTGCAGCGCCACACAGACCTACGATTGAAGCATTACCAATAGTGAAAGCGCCATCAATTGCACGAGCGTGAGCACGAGCTAGAGCAGACAAGATCATTGGCAAGATAGTTACAACAACTTGCTCGTCAGTATCAGCACCGATATAGGTACCAGAGATAAGACGCTTAGCGAGTGCAGTTACTTCACGCAATTCAAACTCGTTAGCAGCTACTTGGGTACGGTTTTCTAAGATACCGTCGCCAATGCCACCGGCAGAGAAGGTTGCAAGGTTAGTGTCATCCATCAAAGGAAGTACAGTTGCGCCAGAATTAACATTCATTTCTTTAAACAACTGAGCTACACGTTGGTTAAGACGAACTTCTTCTTCAAAAGTAGTTGAAACGATAGTATCTAAAGTACCAGCGTTAGTGTCGAACTGAACACCAGCTTTTTGAGCCAGATCCTGTGCGAAGTTAGTGTTCCAGCCTTTACCAGTGATTTTACCAAGTACAGAAGCATGGAGAAATTCCTTGCCAAACTTAGTTAGATCGCCGCCGCGGTTGCTGAAGCTTTTCTTGCTATTTTGCATAGCTTCGATTTCGACAGACTTCTCGTCGAGGTCAGCTTTATGCTGTGCTAGAATACCAGCGATGTCTGCGTCTTTAGCAGCCATTTTGGTTTCCATGTCAGCCATAAGAGCTTCAACGCCAGACTGAATACCAGTCTTAACCTTGATGTTTTGTGCTTCGATAAAAGAAGCTTGTGTTTCAGCTTCGGCTTTCTCAGCTGCTTTTTGCTCGGCTTGCTTCATTGCGATTTTAGCAGCTGTATCTTCAGCTACCTTCTTTGCAAAAGCTTCCAAGTCGATGTTTTGATTGTCCATTTTGATCTCCTGATCTGCGGAAATAAGTTCCGCGCTTTTCGGTGTGTGGTCACTAGCTATATTTGAAGAAGTATCTTCGTCCTTAGCCAGAGACTGACCGGCTAGATCTACACGATTAGTGAAAGTTTTTTTGAATTCTTCGTATTCCTCAGTGGAATCAAAAGACTTCGCGAGCGAAAAAGTAGCTGCTTGATTACACGGTACCGATACAACAGATACCTCAAATAACTCAGCGTCCTTAATCATTAGTCCATCGGTTTCTTTTATATAGTCAGCGTCCTTGACTCTGAAACCGACAGAAAAGGCTCCAAGAACACCGTCTTTAACAAGTTCAGCAACATTGCCTGGGGCATTTTTACTGATCTTACATTCTAACTCTAGGCCATTAGGTCCTGCTTTCATACCTGTGGCTCTACCAATTGGTCTATCATAGTCATGATTAAATAGAATAATTGGATTTTTTTCAAAATTCTGTAATCCACCTTTCTGCCAAGCTTCTGCTGAAATAGTATCACCCGCGCGATCGAAGTCAGCTGTACTTGCCATTCCACGGATCATGACACTGCCATCATCCCCTTCGTGGGCTTTAAAAGTAGACGTAAGATTAAAGATTTTATTCATCTTCTTTCTCCACTTTAACTGCAACCTTGGGTGCAGGCTTGACCGCTGCCTTAGGTGCAGGCTTTGGTGCTTGAACCGTCGGCTTTTCAGCTTCAGGCTTTTTCGTAGGAGTTACCTTACTATATTGCTCAAGGTTGCCCCAAAATGCGCTTTGTTTAATCATAGTCATTAAACCAGCATACCCACCAAATATGTACTTAATAGTAGATCCTGTTACAGGCTGTCTATTGCCTAGGCTAACATACTCAGATTCGGTGTGTACTTTCTTTTCTTGAGCATAAAAAGCTGCTACCAGCTTGACTGCTTTTAATCTTTTTACTTTATTACTCATCTTCAGTCTCCTCAACTGGTCTGCCACCCTCGTCGGGGTTAGCTGCAGATCCTGCTATATTTGCAGGTATTCTAATTTCTTGTGTTCCTTCGATCTCTGGAAAGCCTAAACGCTCACGAGCTTCAGCAGCAGTAATAATTCCGCCATTTACTAGAGAAGTGTAATATGCTGATGCATCTCGTAGCTCAGGCGCGAGAGCTGGAATATCGGTAATGTCTTCAACACAGTGGAAACCATAAAATCGAGTCATTGCAAAATTAATTTTTCGAACGATAGGAAGTATAGTCTCCAAATAATATAATCGTAAATTTGGGCGAATGTTAGCATTATTACCAGAATCCAAAAGGATTGGAGGGATCCCGAGTGCCTTTAAAATAACCTTTTCATTTTCTAAGATTGCACTTTGGAAATCCAAATCTTTAAAACTTACGTTTGAAATAGAGTCTACTTCAATACCACCGTCTAAGATTAAAGGACGTCGACCACCTGCATCAGGTCTATAGCGTTGTTGCCAAGCTAAGATCATACGGTCTTTAATTTTGTCAGAAAGTGTGTTTGGCGATTTGAGTACAAGGCCGGGAACAGCACCGTTCTTAAAGAAGTTATCCTGAAATTTACGCATAGAAGAAATAAGATTCATTGTGCGTGCTGCAGGACTAAGGCGCGGAACTCCTCGATAGATAGAGTGGAAAGAGTTATCTTTAATATGTATAATCTCGTCAACAGTAAAGTCTACGTCTACTAGGCTATAGTGGCTGACATACGTTTTTTCATCTGCGTGAACAATAACATTGCTTGCAGGAAGATGGTACATATGAGCACCATCGTAGTAGATAAAGATGTTACCGTCAATAATAAAGTCTGTAACAAGGTTTCTGCGGAAGGTGTTAATATCTTGATAAGGATTAGGTTCACGATTTAAAAGTGTCTCTACCTTACTACGCTTTATACCTTTAATCACGCCTTTAGTATTAGTATGAGGTTTGACAATAGTAGGAATCTCTGCAACATCATCTACAATCATATTTACACCGCGATTAACAATTTCTAGCTGCTCATAAGCTCTTTCATAGCTTAGAGTGTCTTCACGGGAGCCTTCCTTATTGCCAACGTCATGAAACTGAGCTGGGTTTAGCTTTTCGGTTCTTCCTAAGATATTGTTATACCAAGCCATGTTTTTCTCTTTGAATCTCTACCCAGCGCATCTGTTTCTTTGCAGTCCCTAGCGCAGGATCTTTACCATAAATTGAGTGAAGTTTTAAATGATGAGTATGACACAATGTTGCTGTATCGTTATAAAGCTCAGCATGGTGCTCTTCTATAAAATCATCCCGAAGCGACTGTATGTACTCAGGGTTATGTTTGTTCTTTAGTAACCATTGATTTAGTAGTGGCGTTAAACTATAAAAGTGGTGAAAGTCTAACTGCTCAGACTCACCACAAATCTCGCAAGAGGAACCTTTCGCATACTTAGACTTTGCCTTGTCGCGTACATACTTTACATAGTCACGTTTTAACTTAGGCATTTCTTTTGGGTTCCTGATTTTTCATTAGAAGAATTATATCTAGTTTAAGGTATATTGTCAACCACTATTTTTAACTAGGTGTCGCTAGAAGGATATATTTGCAGTTTGAAATGAATATAATCCATAACGAAGAGCATCTGCCATATGCGAAGCCATATTGTGCCTTGGTTTTTCTCTTGCAAGATTAGGGTTAGGATCCCACTGATAAGAGTCTAGGCATATAAGGGATTGCTTACATTGTTGATCAACAAATAATTTATTGTTATCAACAACTGCGGAAACATGCCCTATACCGTCTAGCACTGATTTTTTTGCATTGATAGTAGATATATCATAATTCTGCGCTAGATCAAAACGAGTCTGCTGTGCTGCAGAGTCAATGTATATATAGTCAATATCCCATCTTTCTATAAGTTTTTGTATTTCTATCGCATGTTGCTCTGTAGTACGTTCGTTATTAAAATATTCATCTAGTAAATAGAATTTATCTTCGTCCCAATCATAGGCAATTACACACAGTGCAGTAGGATCTTTGAAACCTACGTCCAACCCCGCGAACACGTCCATCTTACTAGTATCAAACTGAGACAAGTCTTTGACTTGGCTCTCAAAATCGAACTTCCAAATCTGTCCTTCATAAGTATTAAAGTCAGCTTCATACTCTTGTTTAAATTCCGCTTCAGACATAGACTTACGTGCTTCTGAAATATCTGACTCAGACATACGAGGGTTATCACGGTAAGTTGCTCTTATGGATGCCCACTCTGGAAAATCATCTGAGAATCCTCTATAGAAGAACTCCGAGAACCAGTTGTTGCGACCCCGTGGCGTGGAGATAAAGATAGCTTTAGAATTAGGCTTGTCTAGGGTAGGTCGAAGGGCAACGTTGAAGGCATCCTTGCCGTCAGCGAGTGCGGCCTCATCAAAGATGATAAGGTCATAAGATCTACCTACACAAGAATCGACCTGATTAACAGAGCCCATTCTTACAGTAGATCCATTAGAGATTTCAATAACTTTGTCCTTGGCGTTATCTTTTGTAACTTCTAAGTCAAAATGCTTAATAAGATTCCTTTGAAGATCAAAAGAAATCTGAGACAAGGCATAATTAGGAGACATAATAAGGATGTTAGAGCCAGGTACCAAAGACACGAGTTGTCCAATGATGTTGGCTATATATGTCTTGCCCTGCCGCCGAGAAACAGCAGCAGACACAAAACGATACTTTGGGTTATTAATCGCATTGATAATTGCTATCTGCGAAGGTAACGGAGTGACATTCAATAACTCCATATAAGGAGCTATTGGAAGTTTAAGGAATCTTGTCTCAGATCCTATTTCAACTATTTCATCAGAGATAATATCTCTTCTACTTATTTCTACTGCCATATATTAATCTTCTTTTTGTACAATTTGCCACATTCCCCAAGCGAAACCCGCCCAGGCCACTAAGTGTGCTACGCCACCAAATAAAATAACTACTCCACAGACTCCCATAAGAATAAGGGAGTCTTTCTTTTCTTTTATTTTATTCAACATGAGATCCTCTCTTTTTATGTCCGTTCCAAGCTACAAACCCCGCTACACGCAGTGACCAATAAGCTAGGTAGTTAAGTACTTTAAAACCGTTTACTTCGATACAGATATCACGGAAAAGTTCGTCCATATATTTTTGATCACGGTATCCTATATTAGTTCCATCTCTCCTTTGAAGAGTAGCAAACTTGTAACCATAATCATGTACTAAGCCGCCCATTAAGAGTACTCCGACAGGAGACAGGAAAGTTGCAAGGAACTTTGGTACCGATGCTCCATCAAACTCAAAGCCGGCAGGTATTGTATACTTTATGCCTCTTAGCATAAAGTCAAAATCTTCCATAATTTTCCACTTTCGTGAACCGAGTAACCACATTAAAATACCTTTGAAAAATCCTTTATCCTTTGTTGCAATAGGAATGGGAGACATTACAGGCATACGTGCATACTTAAAATCTACTAAACTTTCTAGTTCTTTACTATCAAATTTATTTACAATCCAGCCGCATAGTACTAGTATTATTAGTACTGTCCACTGCCAAAACGTTTCTGCTATATATAGTATAATTTCTAAAGATTCTACCATCATTTTTTACCTCCTACTGCTTCTTTGGCATAAAATGCCGCTACAATTGCGGCTACCGATACAAAGTAAGTAGGTGCCATAGAGCCTAGTGTTTTCTGGGCCTCATCTAAACCTGCGAGACTAGCTAGTACTACTGCAAAGGGGTATAGTAACATTCCTGCAAGTGCGAACCATGCCATGTTGCGTTGGGCATCTCGCATTGCATCTGCATCTTCTAGTTCTTTGCGTTTTGCTTCAAGATACATAGACTGCTCTGCTTCAGAGACTTTCCCGTCGCCGTTTGTGTCTGCCGGATGAAATTCTTTATCTACCATTTTACTTTATTTGCCCAATATGCTGCGGACATAGGCCCTCTAGCTATATTCTTTGCGTGTCTCGCTTTAAAAGACTTACGTTTTGCTTTCATTGCTGCTGATTCACCGGCCTTCGGCTTCCCTGCCGTACTAGCTCCCTGCTGACCGAAACGAATTGTTTTTACTTTACCGCCAGTTCTAGCTACTACAATATGAGACTTCTTAGCATGCCCTGGAGTACGTTTGGGTTTATTATAACCGCTAACGCCTGCCCGTTTTAACCTTGAGTCTTTTTTCTTTGTTTTTCGCTTTGCTGGCATAAAGTTTACTCCTTACTTTTGCTAATTGCGCCTGAGACATCTGCTCCAGCTGCGGTAGCTATATCCGCTACTGCTGTTCCTACTCCTCCGAGAGTTCCGTTAATGATACCCTGAGTGCCGTCAATAGCAGCGTTCATGGTGCCACAGGCTCCAAGTAGTAGTGCAGATACTATAACTAAATATTTCATCTGTTTCTCCGTTCTTTTCTTACCCTAAAAACCGTAGAGTGCTGGTGGTAAGGTGCCCCATCACACCCTGGTTAATAAGTTATTTCTTTTTTGCTCTCTTTCTAGCATTCATATTTGCGTATAATCCTCTACGCTTACTCTTCGTCTTCGTCTTCGTCTTCGTCTTCTTCGCCATAGTCAAGTTCCTCTTTAACACACTCGCAAGGGTCACAATCACAATCTGGACAGTCGCAGATTTGGGGGGAGCTAGGAGAAGTTCCTAATGCATCATACATAGCCTCTTCCTTAGTACCAAACTTTAGCAGGTTACCTTCTTCAGTTCTATAGCACCATCTTCCTCGTTTCTCAAATATTTCAATCATTTCTTTGCCCTTCTTCGTCTATTCGTAGCAGTTCTCTGTCCACGTTTAGGAAGTTTTCTTTTTGGTTTCTTCTTATTCATAATAATCTCCTAGCTTAGCCTATCAAGGCCATTATCATAAAAATTAAAAGGGGTATAAATAGGATTGAAATACCTAACCCTTTTGCCCACATTAGTATAAATTTTTTATTTTGTTGTTTTTCATAACGCGCCAACGCAGCTTCTTTTTCTCGAAGTTTCTTTGCGTCAGACTGAAACTGTAGCCAAGCATTCCACATACCAGGATCGCCTGCATAAATCATATGTTCTCTAAGCCATTCTTCTTGTTTCTTCAGCTTTTGTAGTTCCATAAAAGCTTGAAGCTCGTTACGGTTACCACCTTGTTTTGCTTTTTTGGCTATTACTGATTTACTATCAAAGTAAGAGGTTGCAGAGTCTGCTACATCAAATAACTCTTTACCATTGGTAAGAGCTTGTTTAATTACAGAAAAAGCTGCATTTGCTACAGCTATCTCCGCCAACACTAGAGCATAGTTACTAGGGTTACTATTACACCCGCCAGAAACAAAATTATGGTTCCGCCCATTTGAAGCATTCTAGCATCAATCTTTTGTAAAGTGCTGTCTATACCTGCTAGACGAGTGAAAGTAGTCTTCCACCTTTCTTCGCACTGGGCTTCGTGAACGGCCAACCCATTTGCAACAAAATCAATCTGCCGAGCAGAATCATGAAATCGTTCCGTAGTTTCTGCGTTCCAATTGACATCAGCGTTACTCTGTTCCATTCAATAATTTATCCATAAGCTTACCATAATTACCTTGCCCAAAGGGAACAGCTTCATTAATCTGTACATTGGTCTGGTTTTTGATACTGCTTCCTTCTGCTTTAGCGAGGTCGGCTTGTGCCTTAATCTCGTCAATACGCATTTTATGAGCCATCTGTAATAGATCTGCTAGGTCTTTACTAGAGTAGACGCCAGATTCCTGGGCTTCTTCTAGTTTGGACGCGATCATCTCGTCTAACAAGGCACCTATGTTATTCTTATTACGGTAGCCTAAGTCTAAGTACACAGTGTCAATGTACTTCTTTACTTCACGTTTATTTAGTACATCTACTACTTGTTGTTCCGATACCTGAAGGTATTCACATACACCGCGTATGTTGCCGTATTGTAAATAACTATTCGCTATTTCGAGTCCTTCTGGACTAATTGTAGTTAATTCTTTTGCCATGGTTCAAATTATACTCAAATAGAGGTTGGTTGTCAAGAGATATTTTTCTCAGGTTAGTCTGCTAACGGATTGTCTAGTGCTCTTTGTAGTTTTTCCGTTAGTCGTGTTTCTAGGTCTTTCATATCTCTATCCGTGTCAGATTTTAATGAGTCTCGCTTTGTTTCAAATCGGTCATTAGCATTATCAATCATTAAACGTACTTTTTCTTCGGATTCGCGTACTTTGTCTTCTACACGATCTGCTTGTTTCTCAATAGAAATAATATCATCTCGTAGCCCTGATTTAATATCTCTAGTATAGGATATTGCATCATCAAGTTTCTGTTCGATAATTTTGTTTCGTGATTCTATTTCATCTGTATCAATGTTCTGAACTACTTGCTTCATATCAGTATAGTCCGCATAAAACTCAAAAGCTGCCCAAGCACCCCCGCCAAGTGTAGATAGTGCTGTAAGCATGATCATCATCTTACCGCCTTTAAACGTCATACCTCCAATCTCAAACTCTGCCATTATTATTCCTTTGCAAACTGTATGTTCTTGAGATTAGCAATCTCTTGTTTTAATTTCATTACTTCCATGCGTTTCTTTTCAAGCTCTAACTGGTAAAGGGTATTACAGTTTATACGCTCTTTAGGTCCACCAATTGGTATAGTTATTTTTGCGTATACGCCTATATCAGTATTCTTTACAGAGGGCATAGAGGAATCATAGGGCATATTATCATAAGGACTTTGATATTGATTATCAATAAAGCCCACTACACCGAATTCCACATTAGTTGCAGAACCAATTGCATTTTGACAATCTAGCTGTCCTGCCCTAATCCTATCTGAGGCGTAGCTCTGAGGAGAACTAGGCAAATTTAGATTTAAGGAGTTTGACTCTGCGAAGACTAGATTACTCAGTAAAAGTAACGCTGTTAGTATTAGTTGCTTCATTCATCTCACTTTTTTATTTTAGAACAAATTCTCGAGGTTATTATATATGGGTTTTTTAAGCTTTTAAGTGTTTTTGACTTTGAGCAAACATAAACTACTTTACTCCTGTCTGATCTTTTTGTATAAACTTCTATAAGTTTTCTGTCTAAGTACGGTAGATTAATAAGTTTGTCTGTGCTGGCGAATGGTAGTGTATTCCAGTCTTCATCAAACACATTAATCGAGTACCAACTAATTTCTTCACGACTATTAAAAATACTCATCTCTACAACATCGACCCCTTTAATATAAGCAGGTTTTAACTCTGGATATGTAGGAGTAAACTGGTGGGCACTAGTGTGCCCTCCTAAAAGAAAAAGTAATGTAAAAATAGTTACTGAGCGATGCATTCTGCCAGTACCATTGCTGTGTAGTCTCCTGCAGGAAAGGATTTATCATAACCGTACTCTGCTTCTGAGTCTACATCAAACCATACACTTCCTGTGAGACTTAAATCAAATTCAACAGTATTATTGTAGGATACTTTGCTAGTTTCAAATGCTGACATAGCCGCATCTGAGGTTTGGCCTACAGCAACTGCTCCTGTCCAATTTACAACGTCTTCTAGTTCAGGGCTAGAGGAGAAAGAGAGAGGATAGGAAACTACTGCTTTATAGTGGTCTGCAACTAAAATATCATAACGAACAATAGGCTTTACTCCGCCAGAAGTTGCATCAGTACTTAGCTTGCTTGGGCTTGGGTTACCATAAACACCGGAAGTGTCTGTTTGAATGACACATTTACTTTCTACTGTACCTAAAATAGGTACATTTGCAAGCGCCATCATAGGCAGCGCGGCTAATAGTATTAAGGACTTGTTGGTTCTCATAAGGGTTCCATTTAAAGGGCATAAAGCCTCTGCGGTAGTATTAGTATTGGGCCTCTACCATTTCTTCATGAAGCAACTGTTGAGCCAGCCCAACTCTCTTTGCCTTCTTATTGTCTGGTAATATTCCATCTACCAGTACTACGGTATCCATATATACTCCGCCGTTTAGCGACCCAGTATAACTACGGGGTATGTAGTTCATTGCGAAAAGTGCTTGCTCTGTCACGGAAGCTTGAGCATCCATTGCGGATTCATTGAGTCCTCCAAGCATCTTCTCTAAATTTACTTTTATTTTATTGTTTCGCTGCTTACGTTCGTATTCTTCTTCTTGCTCAACCTCTGCTTTTCTTTCCATTTCTGCTAGAATTAACGCATCCTGTAATGGATCTTTAAAATCTACAGGAGGAAAAAGAGAGGCATCGTAAGGTATTCTGTATCCAGGGCATGAAGGGTCTGATTGTGGGTCAAAACAAGGATCGTATCTATAACTATAAACCACGGAAGGGTCTACTACTTGTCCGTTACCTTCAATCTGTATGGAGCCATCACCCCATGCTTCAATTGGTATATCTCCTACACCAATTACTTTGTAAATCTTGTTGCCAGGTAATCCTGACCAGTCATCCTTCTCACGAAAGATGTATCCATCTCCTGTAGCGTTCTCATTCTGAACGTAAACAACCATGTCGTCTTCTACATTTTTTACTGCTTCGTAACGATAAACTACAGTACCAACAGTAAGGCCAAGCTGCTGAGGTAAGACATTCTGCATTACCCAGTCATAGGCTGTAGTACGTGCCTGTCCGTATACTTCTTCAGAGTATGAGGAGGGCGCCAAGCAAACCAAGGATACCGCCAACACTAAAGAGCGTTTGTTTGGTAGTTTCGTCCATTGCATCTTCTTCTTTCTCCTCTAGAGGTTCTTCTTCTATATGAGTTTGCCAACCTGCTTTTGCCTCTGCTCCTATCATACCATCATAAGGGCATGGCGTACCTGCCTGCATCATTGCATCAAATACACGTTTATCTTGACACATTACCGAAACCGCTGCTACTTTCATTCCCATGTCGTACAATGTCTTCGCATTCTTTAATTTCTCACAATTCATATCCCTGTGAGTAGTTCCCATCGAGATGCCTAGGATCTGGGTCTGCACTGCACCCGCAACTCCTAC